ACGCAGGGGCTTTTATGCCCATGCGACCCAGCACCTCATAGCAAAGATGAATGCAGTCAATCTCCGTGCCACTGCCGTCTGCGCCTAGCCGGTACGGCCTACCGATTAGATCACTGCAGTCGTACCGCACTTGTGACCGGCAAATTGCCCACAAATCTTTGCGTCAAAGTTCGTCGAGGTACATCCGTTCCAACAGCATCCAACACAGTGCCAAGGTTGATATTCAATGATGCGTTGTCCCATTGGCCGCTGGTAACTTGCGCCACATACTCGTTCACACGGTTGCTTGTCGTGGTTGCAGATAAACCAGTGCCAGGGTCGGGGTCAGGCAGAATCAACATCTCAACTTCAACAACCCAACGATCCTCAATAGCGCAAACGGCCCATTCACGAGTTAGATCGTTGTTCGGGAAAACAAGCGTGGCCTCTAAGCCATCGCCAGTCCTGTTGACAGTGACACCAGAAAAGCCAAACGGCACAAACTGATAGCTTGCACCGTCGTACTCCATCTGTTCACCCAGAAAAAAGTTCTGGAATCGGTATTCAATCGTGCTCTTTGGCTTCATACGAAGCACATGACCAAACGCTAGTGCCGTCACATTCCAAGCCTCCGACGAGTGCTACCGCTCATTTGTAGACGCTTCAGCGTATTCTGCTCACCACGTTGAGCACCTTGTGCAGCAGCCTGTTGCAGGCCCTGCTGGAACTGATCATTGGTCACATAGTCAATGTTGTTGATGCGCTCAATGCTGTAACGAACGTCGATTGGTGCGGCAACTGCTGTTCCGCCACCTTCGCCTGACGTTCCAGAGCCTCCTGCATCTGGGATGACAGAAGACCCACGAGCACCACGCGAGTAACGCGCCATGCTTTCCCGCATCTTGCTTTCAGGAATGATGTACTCACCTTGACCACCCTCGCCAACAAGAGCAGTGCTAGGCCCAGAAACGTAACCGCCCGCTGCATTTAAAGAAGGCAACGCAGCAGCAGCATTTGCCGCTCCTTGTGCTCCAAAATCCCCATACCTTGTTGTAAGGGTCTGCATACTGCTACCCGCGCCTGAAGTGACGCCAGGATTGAAGAAATTAAGCGCAATGCCCAGAATCTTCATCTGAATTTGCTTGGCAATCATTTGCGCTGCCATGTCCGCAAAGTGATCCGCAGTGCGTTGGAAGAGGTTGGCCAAAGCCTCTTGGGCGGACATGCTGCCAGTAATCAATCCCTTAAACGACTCGGCAAACGCATCTCCGATTGCTTGCGCGGCAAGAATGACCTGATTCGTAGGGTTAAGAAGATCGCTAAGAGCCCCTTGAACACGATCCATTTCGCCTTGTAATCTGTCAAGATCGGTTTTTGCTGCATCTTTAGCAGCTTCTTGGGCTTCAACAACCTTGCCCTCAAGCTTAAGCCGACGCTCCAAAAGCTCGTTAATTTTGGCTTGAATTTTTTCTTTTAAATCTAAAGTTTCTGCGCCAGCTTTAAGAGCTTGTAGATTGAGAATGTGCAAATCAAACTCATCTTTTTGACGCTCTCCCATTCTTTCAATCTCTTTTACCTGTTTGTTAATTTCAACTGTTTGCTGGGCAGTAGCAGGAATAACTCCGGCACGAATTAACTCTCCGTACTCACGCTCAAACGCAGCCTTGTCTTTTATTGCGTCAAGTTGACGCTGTATTGGCCTAGCAAGATTTTTAGTTTGCTCAAGGGCTTGCTGACCAAGCTGCAAGGCTTGTCGCTCAAACTCAAGCGAAGCAAGTTGTTTAGCAGCAATTTCGGTTTCATTGATAATTTGAATATCTTGAGCGTCGTTTGTTTTTCCACGCTCTTGCTTGGCCCGCTCAACCGCCTTGGCGATGGCAGTTGAAAATTTGAGTTGAATTCTTGCCGCTCCAGCAGCCGTGCCCTCTAGCTCTGCAATTTGCTGAGCCGCAGCAACCTGTGCTTTTAGTACGCCTAAACGTTTTTGAAGGCCAAGTGTTGGATCGGCCTTTGGATCTTCTGGAGATATTGCTTCCGTAAGCGCACGCCTTGCTTCGCCAAGCGCAGCAAGGGCTTCCTGAGCTTCTGGAGATATTTGTGAAACCGTTTCTCGTCCAATTACACGCTTAGTTCCCATAGCTCCAGGAGCCGTAATATCTACCTCTTTTGTTAAAGAGCCAAATCTTAGCTTGATAAAAGCTTCAAGAACTTTAATTCGAGCTTCGTCAATTTTAAGCAGCTGTCCGTTTACAAAAAGCTGATCTTTAAGGCTTTCAGCAACGTCCTTGTTCCTGTCAAAAATTTGTCCAACAGCATCGCTCAAGCTTTCTGCGTCTTTGATGCCCATAAACGCACCAAAGCCTGCCGTGTCTGTTCCAAAGATTTTTGTGGCTGCCTTGGTTAGCTTTGGATCGGCAATAAAACTAAAAGCCTTTGCTGCGTCAACGGCCTCTTCATTTGTAATTTTTAAGACTCTTGCAATCTCGTCAATATCTCGCCCAAACAACTGAGCAGAACCGCCAGTTACTTGAAAATTAACGTTTAGCTGATTTAAAGACTCGTTAAAAGTTCTTGCGTCGTCAATCGCTTGGCCAAGCGCCGTTCCAACCAAAGACAACCCGAATCCAAACTCTCCACCAATAAGTCCACCAGCTAAACCGCCAAAACCACCACCAATAGATGCGCCTACGCCCTGCCCAAACAACGCAGGAAATGCTCCGCCAATAATGCCGCTACCTGCAGCGCTTCTAAGCTTTTGCCTTCTTTCTTGGGCCTTAGTTCCACGCTCGATTGCCGCTTGGATCTTTCTCTCTGTTCGCTCTTCTCTTTGCTGCAGCGCTAAAGACTCCTGACGTGCTCTTGCCTGCTTTCGCTCTTCTGCCGTAATTGCTAAACCAATTTTTCGTTGCTTATCTAGCTGTTCATCAATTTGGTTCATTACCGCAAGCTGCTCCATCACGGACTTGCGCCCTTCTGCAGCGGCTGCTGCTGCACGCTCTTGCTTAGTTTGAGAAAGAGCAACAGGAAACCCAAAAGATCCTGCTGCAGCCAAGGGCCTTTGCAATGCGCCTGATTTGCCTTGCAAAAACTCTTGTCTTTGCCGAGCCTTATCAATAACAGCTTGAACATTGGCAGCTTCTTGAGCTAGCTCTCCGTTAATGCTCTTGCGAAGACGCAACTGGTCATTAAGACGATCAGCCTGCTTTCTTTCCAAGTCAAAGAAAGCTTTTTCTAAAATTAAATTGTCACGTTGAATCGCAAGGTTTCTTTCGTTAAGGCCAGTTATATCAACAGATCTGCCGCCAAAAAGCAGCGACTGCGGACGCATTGGAGAGCTAAGCGCAGTTGGAGACGCTTGACGTGAAACCAAGCCAGAAAAACCTGGCCCAGCCGGGCCGCCATATTGCGTTCCACCGCGCAGTGTCCCTGATCTGCCTTCATTGCGGACCTTTGCAAGCAATGCTGCCTGCTCCCGAAGGGCTTCGTTCGCTAAATCTTGGGCTCGTGCAAAGTTTCTTGCAGCGTCAGCGGCCCTGTCAGAGCCCAACTTAACTTCATTGAAATTTTCTGCTGCTTTTGCTAGTTCTTTATTGAAGTTTTTAACTGAATTAACAACGGTTTTACCGTTTAGGTCTCCAAACTTTTCAAGAGCATCGTTTACATTTCTAATTTTTTGACCAAGAAGGTCTGTATCTCTTGAAAGCTTGGTAACGGCTTGGGTGTTTTTGACCGCAACCGCGATATTTACGCCGTAGTCAGCCACAAGCCCAGACCAAAGACCTATTGCCCTACTTTACCGCCTTCCCATCGTTTGCGCTCCACGGCTAGTTTGTACGCGATCCCTGGCTTTGCTCTCCTCGTCGCGTTTTAGCTCAAAAAAAGCAGCCCAACCGATCAACTCTTCTTGCGTCAAGTCGCGACAAAGCTGGGCCACTGTCATGCCCAGCTCTTTGGCCAGAAAAAAAACAAAAAACCAGTTGCTATCAGCTTTTCAAGTCAGTTTTCGCTTCCTCCACTTTGCTGTCTGCGCCTGAAGACAGCATTGCTAACTGAATTTCTTGCAAAACGCTAGCGTCTACAGCGTTTTTAAGCTGAGCCTTTTCGCCATCTTGAAACAAGCGCTTGCCGTCAACATCCAAGGCTTTTTCAATCATCATGCCCAACGCAAAATCGTTGGCATCATCTGAGCCAGACTTTTTTTGGATCGACTCACGCTCAGCAATCGTCAAAGGGTGCCAATACACCTCAAGCACCACTTCGTCGCCATCCTTGACCTCATGCTTGTAAAGCTGGCTAACGCCAAACTTGTTACGAAGCAGCTCAGTGGCACGCATAAAACATTGTCGTTTCAACTAATAT